CAGCTTTCCGCTCCCTGTCCTTTAAAATGTCCACTGCTTTTTTTATAATTTCCGGAAGAGGAATTCCCATCAGACCGGCATTTTCAATAATTGATATTGCCTCATTTGCAATAAATCCTACTATCACCGTAGTTTTAATGTAGGATACCTCAAGCAGAACATCCATCCGGTAAGCTACAAGCACAAAAATCAGTATCATACCCTTTTTGCAAAGTCCCATCCATCCTGCGCGGCTGTTCAATGCGCCCGACTGTGACTTGTCGCTGTTGTGAAATACTCCTGCAACAATAAGCCCCATTAAAAAGTCAACCGCCATAAAAATTACAAGCGTAACCATATCCTCAGTCCAACCGCCAAAAAGGCGTGATATAAACGACCCGGCAATGCCCAAAGCAGTGCAAAAAGAGACCTTAGCTGTTGAAATGCTCATATAAGCTCCCCTTTCAGTTCTTCCTCCTGCTTCTTCAGGATTTCTTCATATTCCGCATCGGTTATCTCGTGCCAATTATCAATGCTGTCATTTACGCCAAGGTATATTTCCTTGCTGTATGCTTCACCATTAGTCAGCCACATACCCTCTGCAGCTGTTACCTTTGTTAATTCAATAGTTGTTTTTTCCATTATGCCAAAGTCCATCCTTTCTGTGTGATAATTGCTTTTTCAGCATCGCTTAGCCTTGCCTTTGCATCTGCGTGTAGAGTTAGCGTGTAGGTTGAGGTTGTGCCTGAATAATCTTTTAAAGCATTGATGATGCTCATAAGACTTTCGTGGGTGAGTGGGGAATGACCGAAATAAACAGCTTCACTGATTTTTCCCTCTATTTCAATATTGGCTAAAGCTCTTGCACAATAAAAAGCATTTCCTAAGTTTTGCCCTTCGTCTTTTAAAATGACCTTTTCAACAGTGTGCAACGAATCAGTATTGTTAAATATATATCCATTGTTGCCGTTTTTACGCAAATCCACTATTCCGACCTCTCTTAAAGAATAACAATTTGCAAACCCAGCTGGAAAATTTACACACTCAGATAAATCAAGCTGTTCCGTAGTAATCTTGGTAATTTTGCTGAGCTGAAACATTCCCTCAGCATTACGTGGTTTTACCGCAAAAGGTGGGTCAAAACAACCGTCGGGCATCTCTCTATAAGCATACGTATAAAAAGTTCTTGTGTTATTATTTGTAATTTTATTCCACGTATCAAGCCTACTTTTTTCATATACCTCATCAATCTTTTCAACAAAGTCTTGAGCATTGATTTTATCCGTTCTTCCAAGCAGACTTTTTAACTTCTCAGCAATATTGGAAAGGTAAGGTTTTAATTCTGTAATAGCCATTAATAATCACCCTCCAATGCTTCACCGATTGCGGATGCTATATTCCCAAGCTCCGTATCTATCCTTTTGTTGACAGCCGCAAACTTCGTATCAATCAGCCCAGCGCTATAGAAACGATTTAGTTCGCCTTCAAGCTGAATGGTTAAAAAATCAACAACCGCTTTCTCTGACGGATAATTATAATCAGTAGGATTTCTAAGTGATATTGTCGACACCTTGTTTTCCTTTACTTCAAGAGAATTGCTACGTTGCACCCAAGTATTGTTGGGATAGCACACAAGTTCAGAAGCTATAGGAATGGTCGCCCAATGAATTACTGTAAAATACAGACACTCAAATTCCACCGCAGAAAGATGAAAATCATATACACAATCACCACTTGTTAGTTTTACAAGAATATGTTTACCATCGTTGTAAGCGGCGTATATTTCATCATAAGTCTTATCTGCCTCAACAATAGTGCCACCCTCTATAGGTGTTGCTGTTGCATTGATATAAAACGGTTCGACTTCCGCTTTTATTTCGGCTTTGTCTTCTTCTTTCCAATAATCAATTCCTCTTTGGGGTGTATAACCGTCACTGCCTTTTGATGCAATTCCTGAATCCTCAAACATACAGGCTTCTTTATTCCATACAAACCAGTTTCCGTTGTCACCTATATACGGTGGCTTTGCAGTATTCAAAAGCTGATGGTAAATATCAGGTGTAGGCTTGCTTGGCTGACCGCCCCTGCGATATCCCGACCTTTCAACCTCAACCCTTAATGCATTGGTTGTTACAAGGTCGCCGCAAAATACCGAAACAGTAAAAAACGGAGCTTTGATTACCTCCCACGGAACAATACAGCTGCCGTTTTCAATTACAACATCATAGAAATTGTCATTGCAATCTCCAAAAACGGCTATTATACCATCCTTCCATTCCTCTGAAAACTCAAAGACGGCAGTAAGATAATTTTTACTGTCGGCAACCGCCCTGAAAGTATCTGTTCTCTCAATAATCTGATTTTTTACATTAAATTCAAGCATAAGCCGCCTCCTTTACATCAAACATATTGTGCATCCCAAAGTATAGGAAATCGCCTGACCTTCGTTCTTTGGAGCACACCGGCAAACAATACAAAGCTCTCCCCCGATAAGTTCAAGATAGTATACATAATCCGAATGTACATTGTGTATATGTCCGTTGCCGCTTACAATTGCTTTACCATCATACACCGCAAAAATAACTTTTTGTTTTTTAATATCAAAAACTACCGAACTGTATCCAAAAGAAGGGAAATATTCAAATACATCGTCGTATTTGTTGGTTGCAACTAAAACGGCATAGTTAAATTTGCTTAAATCTATCCCCGTAACCTTTGCGGTTATGTATCGTCCCTCTTTATGCTCTATCGGCTCTTCAAGTCTTTCAAAGGCTCTTTTTATCATAACATTTGTTCCCACCGTGGCAATCTTTGAACGTGCAAAGCTTCGTATATCCCTGATTGTTCCATTCTGCAAAACTTGTGCCAGAACTACAGTTTCACCGGTATCGGGAAGTTCCGCCGCAAATGCGATTTCTGCCTTTTGTAAAGCAGGTCTGTAATTTGCAAAAACATACCCCGCCGTGTTTGGCTCAACAGCAACCACAAAGCCCTCAGCATCTATTTCAAGTCTCACACCGCTTTCAAAAAAAACTATACCCTGTGCAATTTCCACACTCATCTCTGCTGTTCCTGCATTTTTGATACTGCATTTACAGCCATCAAGCTGAACCCCTGCCTCAACCAAAGCCTGTGTCATAACATTTATGTCCGAAACGTCATAACTGTCCTTTGACGCAAACGGAGCAACACCCGCTCCCGTTATACTTCTTGTTATGTCATTTATGTCCTCTGCCCCATAAACAACACTGTCAACAAAGCTATACTTAATTCCCATTTTATCATTCCTCCAAACTACCAAAAACCGGTTTTATCCCGGATTCATTTACATCACAATAAATATGAACCTCAGATATTCGCTTTTTTTCGGCATTTTTAAATTCACCGAATTCAAACTGAACATTTACAATATCACCCAGCCTGTAATCCTTGCCATACTCAACACTTTTTGTTTCTGCTGATATAGATTTTTCAGCTTTCATTGAAGAAAGCTGTGCAAGTGCTTCAGCTTCGGTTTTAACACCGCTTATTACCGCATCCCACTTTTTTGCACCGGTCTCACCCTGCCCGTTGTGATATTGCCATACACGGTCAGGGCGTTCGGCAGAAACCTTCCACGCTCCATCGGCTGTATCACAGTAAAGATATTGTCCGGCAACACAGTTTAAGCCAAATCTGCTGTTGTATGACTTTGAAATCCTGTAATATTTAAAAGCATTCTCTGCCCTTTTATTACTTAACGAAGGCGTATTAGCCGAAGCATCCCAATCCCCCATATTAATCAGCTTGCAGTTATACCAGCCGGAATTTGTCGCCATATCCTGTTTTTCAACAACATAAGTCATATCAAAAGCTGTTCTTGCCGAAGGCGAAAACAGACACAGCACTTCATTTCCCGAATATACCGAAAACACAAATTTCTTGTTCTTTATATCAGGTTCAAGGCTGAATCCAAGCCCCTCCGGACCTAAAACATTACGTATTACATCATACAAAACCAGAACATCCTCAATGGAATATCCCTTAACTCTGCCTGATTTATGCAACTCGCCGACTTCCACAAAATCCCCTGCCGCTGCCAAAACAGCCTCTGCCACAATATCTTCAGGTGCAGCATTTTCTTTTACAAACGGCTCTGCACCCCGTTTGGTTAAAAGCCATTCAGTGGTTCTTGCAAAAACAGCTATATCCTCATCAAGCTTCCACCCCGTAACAACGGCAGAATTTTCACCTGCAACAAAAAATAAATACGGATTTCTTTCAAGCATATAAATTAACTCTTTTTCATTTATGGAAAAGTGAAGCTCAGCCGTGCCGAATCCGCAATACTTCTTTTCAAAATTGAATGAAATTACACGCGAAAATGTTGCAAGTAAATTAAAATCAAAGTCATAGAAATTAATGTCCGTCATACAACAACCGCCTTTCTGTAAAGGCTGTTGTATTTACATTCAACTGCAAATTCCGCAGGCACATCACCTATCATAACCTCAATAACATTCATTCCCGGAACAAAAACAAAATCACCCAAAAAGGTATCATTTGTAAGATAGTTGATTATATTTCCCGTTAAGGCACTGGTTACCTTTCGGTTTTTAATATCAATAACCACCGTATCTGTGTCCCCGGGTGCATAATCAAGCTGTATCTGCTTTCCTGTGCTTAAATTTTTAATAAGCAAGGTTTCAGCTCCGTCAAAAGCATTGGGATAATATACGGTTATTATCGGCTCTGCATTTTCCGTTCCTTTAATTTCAACACGTCCGCCAAGAACAATTTCGCTGAACACAGACGGTAAGCTGAACGGTGTCGCAAGCTTTTTTCGCCTTTCATAAAGAGGAACAACCGTATCCTCGGCATCTTCAAAAAACGGATTATCACAAACAAACTGAACAGCAAAAGTGGCTATTTCACCACGCAGCACACTCTTTATTTCAGGAATGTGCGTCTGACTGCAGTTTATACGGCGTTTTACTTCTTTATCGTTAATGTAAAGCGTTCCGCTGAACTGCAGAACATCCAGAATTTCATTTATATTCTGCTTCGCATTTGACATATTGATTTCAAGCGACAAGGTTATATGTCGTGGAAGTGCCCGCCTCGACACCGTCTCCTGACCATCATACCCCGAAAAAATAGCCGCATTATAATCATAAATAATGGGTCCGAGACCCTCTGCGGCACAAATTCTTAACATTCCCCCTGAATTGCCCGTCATGGTCACTTCTCCAAAGCCATTTTTGTATACAAATTCCATACCCATTATTTACCCCCTCTCAGCCGTTCCAGGGCACTTGCCGCACGGGCAGAATTTAACTGCTCGGTTGTGGTCTGCTTTGATGAATTGAAATTGTAAGTCGTTGTATATGTGTTGTTTGTGCTTGCCGCCTGCATCGCAGGCAACAGCATTGCTGAAATCTGTCCCGCAATTCCCTCAACAACAGAGGCAAATTGCAGTCTTACATTTTCCATAAGCTGCGGAATTTCAGCAAGGAACCCTGATTCAAAAGCATTCCCCGCACTTTTGCCAAGCTCAAGATAGCTTTCGGGAACATTCTCAAAATGTCCGGTCAGAATTTCTGCAAACTTTTTTGCATCATTCTTGCCTGAAAGTCCGTCAGCAAAAGCTGACCCCGGGGATATCCCCGCATCTCTCAATTCCTCAGCCTTTAAAATTCCCAAAAGTCCCTCAGCATAAGAATCCGCAACCCTGTCCCGCTTTGCGTATCCGCTGAAAAACCTTTTTCGTTCCTCCTCTGAAGCAAGCAGAATGGCATCAACAGCTGTTATCCCATCCTTAATGCTAAGTGCCCCTATATCCGAGAAAATACCATCAGGAACACCACCAAGCTGCTGAAGCTCGGTTATTCTGTCCCGATAATTTTCAAGCAAGGTGATTTCCTCACGAAAATCCTTAAGCGTTGTATCATTATAAACAAGGTCCGTGCCATTTTCACCCATCCCCAGAAATCTTATTTTTGAGGTGGTAAACCATTTGTCATTTCCCTTAAACTTTTCAAAAAGCTGATTTTTCAACTTCTCAAGCTTTTCAAGCAACGCCCTTTGTTCCTTTTCAGCCTCATCAAGAACCTTTTTGTTGTATGCCGCAATCTCCTCGGTACACTTGTACCATGCATCCGAGCCTTGCCTTAAATTCTCGTCCCTGAACTTTTTCAGCTTGCTGTAATACTCCTGCTCGGTAACAAGTTCAAGCTTTAAAGCATTTTTAAGGTTGTCAAGCTTTCGCTCCTGCTGTTTTTTGGCAAGCTTTTCTGCATTCTTTGCAGCATTTTTAGTTAAAGACTCAAGCTCTACATATACCTTTTCCATTGCAGTTATCGCATGGTACGAATCCGCTTCAAGTCCGACGCCCAAGCCTTTTGCAACAGCCTTGCCCATATCCTTTCCCAAGGATTCTGACCCCGCATTATCCATATTTCTTTCAAAATCAAAAGCCATTTTTTCTCCTTTCCCGAAAGTTCAAGCTTTAAAACAGAACACTCAGGCTGTCCGCAACTCTTTGCTGTCCCGAAGTCTCGTCAACCGGAAGTCTGTACTTCTTTTTCATCTTCATATAGAAGTTCTTTATATTCTTGTCCTTTATCGCCGAAACATCCACACTTCTGTAACCAATCACCCTAGCAAAACGGCAGTTTTCGTCAAGACAGCCAAGCAACGCCTTGAACTTCCACCAATGCAAGGTCTCGGTTGTAAGGTCTATCCCGAATTCACTTAAAAACGATGCCCATACAAGCTCAAAATCCTGTACAAGGTCATATAACGGCAACTTTGCTGTCCCATCAGCGGTTTCAGCCGCCTGTGCCGTTTCTTTTCCTCCCGAATAGAACCAGATAAGCTTTCGCACAGCCTCAATTGGGTTTGGTGGTAAAACGGGATAAGCAAGAATAAGAATTTCGGCAAGTCGCAACTCCTCGCTCTTTGTTGAATCAAAAAATATATGTTCAATCTCCATCCAGACCGAAAAATCTGTATTTATCGGATAAGCCTTATCGTCAATCCTTACCTCGCTGCACGGCTTTAATAATCTGTTTACCATATAATCCCGTTTCCACCCTTTCTACATATTCTCCTGTTTCATTTTACGGTTCTCAGCCTCATACGCCTTTCTTATTTCCATTGCCACATAACAAAGCAGGTTGGCAAAATCATCAAGTCTCAGCTGTTGTTCTCCAAAAAGTTCATCAATTCTTCCCGCTCCGAGAATCCTTTCAATACTCTCTTTAAAAAACTTACAGATTTCCTGTTCCGATACACAATCCTCGGTCTTTCCTGCTTTAATAATTTCCAGTCTGCGACGTGCTTCATTTAAGATTTCTTTGCAAATCTGCGCCGTCTTGTCATCCACCAACAACGAAACGGCTTGTCCGCAAATATTCAGCTCAGCCCGTAATTCCTTAAACTCTAAACTTTCTGTCATCTAAAATTAGGCCTCCGTAAAGCTGCAGGTCTGCCAGTCATCCTCTGATACGGCAGTTCCTTCAACCTTTTCACCTTTAACTCTGAATGTTCCACTGTACTTGTAAAGGTCTGTTCCACTGCCCTCGCTTTCAGCAACAACTGCAAAATCACGCTTGATTGCTGACTTTTCATCACTTGCCAGATCCACCATAATTATCGGTCTTACAGCATCAGCACCAACAGCCTCACTGTCAAATATTTTTGCTATATCATTATGAACAGCATCATCAAGAAACCGGTCAAATCCGAATGATATGGACGGATTATATCCCACAACATCTGTCTGTTCAAATTCCTCATCAACATACTGTCTTGAATATTCTCTCGGATTTTTTGATGTGGTAATTTCATCAAAACCCTTCATACGGTGATATATATATGTAACTGTATTACCGTCAGTCTGCGGAACTCCGTAAAACGCAAGCTTTTTACATCTTTTTACTACTGCTGACATATCTTTCATCCTTTCTTTTAATAATCCCGTTTGGGCAATGTGCGGGACTTATTTAATTTTTGTTGTCCACATCACATTGCCCGTTTTGGAATTTAACTTAAATATATTAACTCAATTTTTGCTTCATACCTTGCACTGTTTCTGTCCGTTTTGGTAATTTCAAAGCATTTTGCAACCCCAACAGACACCGACCTCCTTGCATCCCTGATTATCGGCAGATTGCCGTTGAGATTTTGTTCCTCAATCCACTTTTCAATCAGTCCAAGCTCATTGGCAAGCTTTTTATTTTCACTTATATCCGGGCAAAACGGTCTGCGTATAACCAGCCTGAACAATGCCGATTTCAGAAGTCCTCCATCAGCATAACGGCGTAGCACCTGACGTTTCCCCTCCGGTTCAAGCATAATTGCTTTGTCGGTATGGTCAAGATAATTCACATTTATTTCCTTCCCGTCCAGAAACGGACACAAAGAAAGGAACTCCATCATTTCGTTTATCATTTTCTCACCCTGCCGATTATCTGTATATGTATTCGGTCCTGATATGCCAGTGCGGGCAGCTCCCGAAGTCATTCTTTGTTATCGCAGATACTCTGTGACATTCAGACATTTTTACACATCCCGTTTCGGCTCTGCCAAAAAAAATGTAATCCCCCACACATATCTCCGATATATGCTTAAGCTCAATCCTCACATCAAATCTGTCATCCCGAAACACTTCAATGCCGTCATTCTTTATCCGCTTTTCACAGTGAACCCACGCAGGGACAATTGCTTTTAAAAGCAACCCCGAAGTGCTTTGCCCGGCTGAAAAAACCGTAACAACCTGATTAGTTGTCAATTATTCCACCCCCGCATACAAAAGTCCGCTTTTTCCAAGATACACCGATGCAATATCAAAAAGCTGTTTCCTTACAGACGGTCTTTCAGCAAAGGCTACCGAATATCCGTCTGTATTCTCGCTTTTTATTCCACCCTGCTTCTGCTCGGTATAAATCCGTTCTGCAATTGTGCAGATACAATCCTTTACCGCAGCCTCAAAATTCGATGGAATATCCGAGCCGCAAATGCTTTCAAGATATTTCTGTGCATAATTCCTGTACTTTTCAAACTCTTCTGCTTCAAGCAAAGGCTTTTGTCCCAGGCAATAGCTTTCATAGTAATAAGTAAAATTTATATCAATTCTCTGCATTTTTACCACCGCCCGACTTTCTGCCCGTACCTGTGGTTTTTTTCGTTCCGGGCTTTCTTTCAATCAATCCTACTGTCCGCATTTCAAGACCTCCCCCTTGTCAGATACAGATTAAACAGCGGCTTTATGAAGGTAAATACCGCTTACCTTGTTTTCATAAACATCTGCAATACCGTATGAACGATAGAAGAACTTCCACGCATCGGCAGACTGATTTTCTGCAGGTGTAACCACCTTGCTTACCACGTGCTTCTGATACTGAATAGCCGCTGACTTTTCAACAACCATAAAGTTGATGTTTTTGCCGTTTTCAGCGTTCTTTACAAAGTGACCTGCGGTTTCGCCGCTTGAAGCACCGTCATAAAGGTCAATAGCAGTATAGAATCTGCTCTGAGGAACCTTTACAATCTGTGCAAAGCTGTCAAGAACAGCCTTTGACTTGGTTGTGTCAATATTCATCACACCGTTGTAAAGGGTAGGTGTAATGAAAAGAATTCTTGTTTCCATAGGCACTTCTGCCTCATCCATAGCATTCTGAGCCGCAATAAGAGCCGCAAGAGTGTCCTCAGGATTTGTAAGGTCAGCCGTAGCAGTACCGATACCGCTTGCTGCAGCATACTGAGCAAAACGGAACGCATCAATTTCAGGTGCAGCCTTGGTGCGGATAAATTCGCCTGAAAGCTGACCGAATGCGATACCTGCTGTCTCTTCATCGTCCATTGCATCAATATTGAACGAACGACCTCTTTCATAATTAAATGTAACTGTTTCATTTGTAAGAGTTACATCGCCGCCCACATAACCGTTTTCGCGGCTGTAATCCGCAAGACCGTCCATTGACATCTTTGGAATAACAATTTCATTTGCATTTGCACCCATCTTTACAAGACGGTTGTTGCCGTCAAGAACAGATGTAACAGACGCAAGCTTATAAACTTCATCAAGCACATTGATGTATTTAGAAAATTTTTCAACATTATTAGACATTTTTCATTTCTCCTTAAAATTTAATTATTTAAAGGCAGGCAGACCCATTATTTCACGAACATCACTGTCGGTAACAGCTCCACCAAAGCCCATAGTCGATGCAACCGCAATCGGCACATCGTTGTCGGGAATGAAAAGATTTTCTCTTCCCTCAATCAGACTGCTGTAAATTTCAGCATCAGATTTTCCTGTGTTCTTCTCTTCTGCAACCGCAGCACGGAACTCAGCAAAAAGTCCGTTTTGTGTATACTTGTTTACAAACTCTTTACCCTCCGTCGCAGTACCGAATCTTTTGGCAAGGTCAGCTTCTGCTTTTTCTGCTTCACGGCTTTTCTCGCTTTCCTCAATGACTTTTTGCAGCCTGTCAATTTCATTTTTCATTTTCTCTGCCTCACATTGAGCATTTTCAACGCCCGAAAGCTTGTCTTTAATCAAAGCATTTTCAGCTTCAGCATCCTCAAAAGCCTTCTGAAGCTCCGAAAAAGACCCCTTTGCCTTGCCGACATCTCTGGAATTTATATCAAGAATTTTCTTTAACTGTTCATCTGAAATCCCCTCAATAATTCCTCTGATTTCATCTCTTGTCATAGCTATAACATCCTTTCTTTTTGCAGAAAATACATCTGCCATTCTACGGTTTGTTATCACAGTTTCCCTCTGCACGAATTTTCGTAGTTTAACGTCGTTGCGGACCTTCGGTGTGGCAAGCGGTTCTTTATTCAAAAAATATTACCTATTTTTCTCATTTTAACCGCTGCCCCACCTCTTTCAATCAAAAGCACAGCTTTTGATTGAGTTTTTCTGCTGCCTCACCTCTTTCAAACAAAATCATAGCTTTTGTTTGAACTTTTAACCGCTGCTCCACCTCTTTCGTTCAAAAGCATAGCTTTTAAACGAGCTTTTTGCTGTGGACAAAGTGTTACACACTCTCCACATTCTTTTTTGCCGTTTCTTCATCTTCGCCAAAATACCACATTCTGAATTCCCAGGGCTTCATAATTCCGTCACCAAGTAAAAGTCTCTTTTCCTCAAATTCAGTCTTTCTGTCTGCCGCAATACTGTCGTCAAACTCAAAACTGATGCTGTACTTGCCCATAGGTGCAAGATTGTAAAGCGTACACCACACATCCATTGCATATACCAGGTCCGACAAAGCACAACGCAGAGACTTCTGATTATCGGTAATTGTTGAATAGCTTCTCTGCTTTGAATTTCTGATTTCCTCAGCCGTTCTGTCACGGCTGTCCATTGTTGAAAGCGTTCCGTAAGCAAAACCGCAATTGAACTCAATCTGTCTGAAAATCTTATCAAGTCCATCAGCAAGCTCCCGTTCTCTAAGCTCCGGCGACCATTCCTTAAAGAAGTCAACATCGTCCACATCCAAAGTCTTATAAAGGCGCTTATCCGGCAGCATAAGCTTTCCGTTTTTGTCACGCTTAAACGCCATACTGTTTGCAATCAATGCCCGCTCTCCGCTTTCAAACTCCCACAAAAATCTCTCATACTGGCGATTTGCATCCTCAATAAGATTAATCGCATTTGCAAAAACCGAAACCCCCAATGACGATGACGGGTCAACCGTATTTGCAACAGCAGGCTTAAAGTACCCGAAAAGTGGCTTCTTAACATTTTTAATTGTCAAGTTCTCTGCCAGGCTCTGCCATTCAGGAACAGTCTCAATCCCTATTTCACGGCCTAAAGTCCCCTTGGCACGGCTTTTAAACGCCTTGTTGGATATTTCGTAATTTCCGTCTGCAAATCTGTGCTGTTCAAGCCTTGTATAAAACTCCCCGTTCTTTGCCATTGTCTGCACAAACACCGCCCCGGTAATGTTGCCGCAATCGTCAAAAGCCGTAGGGTAAAACTCATCCGCCTGAATGAAATCAACCTTTATTTCACCGCCCGCAACATAAGGCTTAAGTACAAGTCCCCCCTTGGCACATCCGTATTCAACAGGAATACGGATATTATCAATAACATCTTTGTAGCATCTGTTTAAAAAATCCGCTCTGCCACTTCCTGACACATTTGACTTAAGCTCCACCGTGACCATTCTCGCCATTTCAAAGGCAAGTGCCGGGGCAATGTGCAAGCCACCTCTCTCCTCATACATATCCTTCCAAAGTCGCATCTCCGCCGCCATTTCAGGGGATATCACATTATCAGCACCAATAATACTCCTGAAGCTTTCCTTTTCAAGCATACTCTTTCCTCCCGTAAAAAATTTTTTTATTTCTTCAAACATAATCTGCATCCTTTCATTTAAAGAAGTCTTTTCGCACCAACAGTAGCACAAAAATACCTTATTTCATCCATTGCGTGGTCAAATTCCTTAATAACCTTATCCTCGCCCGAAGCTTCATCCCAGGCATATGTCCCAAACTCCCTTATTGCATCCTCGCACATCTTATGGATTTTAAGTTTTCCACTTTGCAAAAGTGTCCCTGTAATCCTTATTCCGTCAAGCACAGCATTGTTAGCCTTTCTGACCGTAAACCTCCCATGTCGCCTTATCGTGGCAATGAAGCTTGCCGCCGACGGGTCAATAATCACAAGCTTAACGGGATAATCCCCGGCAAGAATCTCAAGCATTTCATAATACTCTTCATCAGTAAGCTGTTTTTTACTCTGCTTTCCCGAATAATAGCTTTCCTTTATCCTGACCGCCAGACAATCGTCAAGCCGCCACAACCCCATACTGCACGGATTAAGGGTCCCATAGTCAATGGATATGTAGTATTCTGTCTGCCCCTTTTCCTCCGGAAGCTCCTGAACAACGTGCAGGCTCTTGTCAAACATGGGATAAACCAACCCCTCGGCACTGCACCATTCCCCCAAGATGAACCGCCGGTAAAACACCCCCGTGTATTCCTTTTTAAGTTCCTCAACATAATGCTTATCAAGGAAGGTGTTGTCATCAATCAAAAATTCCATAATGAAAAAATCAAGCTCATCACGCCGGTCTATATAATTGACCTTAAACCAGTGATTGGGGTTGTCGGGATTGGTTGTTCCAAACAGCTTTGCCCCCGGCTCCGAAAGACGGGAAAGCAGCATATTGAAAAAATCCTCGGTAAAAAGTGTAATTTCATCACAGTATGCTCCCTGAAGTGTCATACCCCTGATTTTACTTTCCGCCTCGCTGTCTGCAACCCCCTCAAGATAAATCTTTCTGCCGTAAAGCACCGCTTCTTTTTTTGATATGGAATATTTAAAATTCTTTTTCCCCGCAAGAATTTCAAGCAGGTCAAGGCAGTTCCTTTTAAGTGTGGTCAGTGTTTTTGCCGTCATAATATAAGTTTTGTCAGGCGGCATATTCCTGACCCACACACACCACAGCACAAGACTTATCCAGGTCTTTCCGCTTCGCACCGACCCGTGAAGAATATTTATTCTCTTAAGTCCTCCCTTTGCAATCTGCATAAGCTGATTTTGCTTTTCAGTAAGGTTTTTATAAATCCGCATCTGCCGTCACTCCTCTACACAACATCCTCAAAATCTTCAAAAACCTTGCCAAGAATTCCCTCGGAATTTTCATCCTTTTCATCGCTGCCAAACTTGTCAAGCAAAGTCCCAAGCACTGATGCAAGCTGATTAAGCGGGGCATCCTCAATCTTTTCATCCATTTCCTCAAGAATTTTATCCGCAAGCTCGCAAATTTTCTTTTTCTTTGAAAGTATATATTTCCTGACTGCATATTTTTTTGCCATTCGGTAAATCCCTCCACAATTATACAGTATATCAGGACATAACGTACAAAAAGCCCAACTTCCCGGCTTAACAAAAATTTTAACACGGTCGGACGAACATCAGCTACTTAAATCAGGTTTAAAGGCCCGGTATCAGGCTAATTAATCCCCATCTTTTGCAGATACCGCTCAGCAATTTTCCTCACGCTTTCCTCGGTATTTCTTCCACCTATTACATAAGCCACCTGCCGCCAGGTCATACACTTTGAATACCTGTAATGAAGCACCTGCCGTACAAGACTGTCATCAATATTATCAATAAACCCCTTAACCTTATCCCGAAGCTCGGTGCAGGAGCGAATTTTAAGTACAAGCTCCTTTTCACGCTTTCTTATCATCCTTTCCTTTCTCTTTTCCCATTCTGTTTCCGCATTCCCTCTGTTCTCTATTTTTAAATTAACAAGCTCCTCCGTATCATGCATAATCTCCCGATTAAGGTAATAAAGCTGTACAAGCTCTTTTTTTGTCATTTAATATCTCTCCTTCTTTGCGTCTCTTTATCTTTTCAATCCGCCATACTCCGCCCACAAGCCTCAGCCTCCGTCTTAATATAGGCGTCTGCTTAAAATCTCTGCTCCCGAACTTTTCCGTTTTTAAAATTTCGGGGTCTGTTATATTCAACCAATCACTCCTTTCAAGAACTTTGTTTCCTTTAGGAAACTTTTGTTTCAAAAAAAATTTTATTGATATTCCGGTAATTTAAGCAAAGAGCTTCTGAAATTTTTTCAATTTCATGTAATTTGAAGTCAGACCAACCTGCAAATTTCAAAGATAATTTAAATCGGCAAATGCCTGTTTTTTTAGCTAATTGCCTTGCTGACACACCTCTTTCCCTCATTATTTTTTCTAACAATTCAATATCCATATTCTCACCCCTTTTTTACATTTTACTAGAAATATTACCATTCTTTTCCATATTTGTCAATATACAATTAACATATTTTTACTTTTTTGTCAATTTAAGTTGCATTTATAACATTGGTGTGATATAATTAACATCAATATCAAAAAATCAGGAGAAAGGACACTATATTATGTCAATCAATATTCACGACAGACGCAAGGAACTGAACTTAACATTAGAGGACATTGGCAAAGCCGTAGGGGTCAGTAAAAGCACCGTAAAGAAATGGGAAAGCGGATTTATAAAAAATATGCGACGTGACAAAATAATACTGCTTGCAAAAATTCTTGAAGTGTCACCCATAGATATACTGAAATGCAGTGAAAAAGCTGTTACTTTGCCCAAATCACAACCCGCCACACAAGAACTTGACGATATATACCGCCTTCTTGCAAACAAACTTAAGATTACAACAGATTTAGAAAATTCAATGATAATATATACCAAAAAACGTTTCTTTTTTCTTGATATTAACAAAGATTTAACGTCCGAGCTTGCAAAAATAATCTAATTTTTTGTCAACTTACCATTATTTCATAAAACACTCGACATTTTCTGATAAATATGATATGATAATAGAAATATCTTGTTAAAAACAAAGGAGTCCGTTATGAGTAACGTAATTATTTTGAATCATAATCTGCTCACTCACAAGCTAACCCTGCTTCGTGACAAAAACACAAATGTAAAAGACTTCAGAAACCTCATCTACGAAATAGCAACATTAATAGCCTTTGAAGCTACAAAAAACCTACCCCTGCAGGAAGTTTCTGTGGAAACCCCTCTTTGCAAAACAAAGGGAGGCATTCTCTGCAACCAACCCGTACTTGTCCCAATCCTCCGTGCAGGCCTTGGTATGGTAGAACCATTTCTTAACGTAATCCCCGCCGCAAAGGTTGGACACATCGGTCTTGCCAGAAACCACGAAACACACCTGCCTGAAGAATATTACTGCAACCTGCCCGATGATATTGCCGACCGCGAGGTTATCGTTCTTGACCCGATGCTTGCAACGGGCGGAAGCGGAAGTGCAGCCGTTGACTTTATAAAAAAATGCGGTGCCAAAAAAATACGTTTTGTTTCCATAATTGCCGCTCCCGAGGGTATCGAGGTCCTGAAAACAAACCACCCCGATATTGATATTTACGTCGGCGTACAGGACGACCACCTTAACGAAAACGCCTATATCGTACCCGGTCTCGGGGATGCGGGTGACCGTCTTTTCGGTACATTATAAAAACACACTCCCTTTTCATTAAGGATTAATACAATTTTTTTCAAAGACAAACGGGATGCAAAAAGCGTTGCTTTTTGCATCCCGTTAATGTTTTTAGCTCTTTAAAAGCTTGTGGCAAATTTGTGGTAAAACCCAAAAAGAAAATCCCAGAAACGGCTTGTTTCTGGGATTTGTAGTAGATAATAATTATCTCTTTGAGAAATAAGAACGCTGTTTTGTAGTGTTTTATAGCGTTTTGAAAAGTCCGATAAAATAAGGCTTTACCTTGATTATTGTATCATAACTTTTTGTAAATCGCAATAGCCTTTTGTATTTTCGGACATCAAAAGGACATCACGGACATCAATTTCCATTCAGTTTTAAGGAAATCAAATCAGCAACTTTTGCCTTTGAGCTTTTCAGAACATCTGCATATACATTCGCTGTGGTTGATACATCTGAATGACCGAGCAACTCACTAACGATTTTTAAGTCAATACCGCTGTTTATCAAAAGCGTTGCGTTGCAATGGCGTAAACTATGCAGGGATATAAAATCAAAGTCCGTACCTTTTACAAATCGTCTGAATTGTGTGTTAAGTCCTGACCTGTCAACATAATTTCCGCTTTCAGATGTGAATACCATTTCAGGATATTTGTAGAGCTTGCCGAGATTTTTTAGCTTTTCGTCATTATGTTTCTTTTGCTCTATGAATATTTCAGCCAATATATCAGATAAAGCAATATATCGGTTGCTTGTTGCTGTTTTCGGTGGTTGTAGCCAATGCTTACCGCCTACATCTGTCAAGGTGTTTTCAATGTGTATTGTCCTGTTCTCAAAGTCTATATCTTGCCAACGGAGAGCCAAACACTCACCTGAACGCATACCTGTAAATAACAATACTTTTATAATACGGTTGAACTGTGTGTTATCCTCGACCATTTTTAACAAGTCTTTTGCTTGATTTTCGTCAAGGAAAGGCTTTTTTTCTTTCGGTGTTTCTGCTTTCGGTAATATAACAGCCTTTGTGCAGGGCGTTTCTTTGATGAATCCTTGCTCTACAGCACGAGCAAACACACTTTGCAAAATAACATATACTTTGCGACAGGTTGCAGGCTGATATGTGCGTGTTTTGAAAAAGGCTGTAATCTTTGCAGGGGTGAAATCCTTTAATTTCATATTTCCCAATTCAGGCAATAAGTGATTTTTTATTTGTCCCTCATAAGTATAAGCCGTAATCGGTTTTAACTTATTCTTTGCGTAGTTGTCTATGTACCATTCAGCCAATTCAGAGAAACGCATATTTTCGTTTAACGAGGACAGCCCTCTGCATTTACGCTCAAATTCAACAGCAAATTCCTGTGCGAGCTTTTCAGCTTTTTTCGGTGTGGTATTTTCAGGCGGTTTGTATGTGGTTGTTTTTCTGATTTTCTTTCCATTCACATCAAGACCGAGAGAAACAACTATCTGAAAAGTGTTTCCACGCTTATTTATTGTTGCCATTATTTTCCACCGTCCTCAATCGTTCATCTCTGCACATTTCCTCTATAATATCCGTAAATGTTTTTGAAATATACCAAAGTTGAGCCGTTTGCATATCAATAAACTCTATCGCTTGATTAACCTTGTTTTCATTCAATGATATTGCTTCCCATTTTGAAAAACCTAATATTTTTGAAATGTTCGACAACAGATATTCTGAATTATCAGCCTCAATTATCAAAGATATATATTCAGTCCAAAATCTACGGTAATCATCACAGCTTTTCCAAGATACAATTTTTTCAACTGCTTTTGGACTTAAACCTGTAAAGTCGCAGGTAATATTAAGGCTTTCGTCAACTTCTTTGTTTTGTCCTGTCAATAAATAGTCGGTTGTTACATTGAAAAACTCTGCAATTTTAACTACTGTTTCAGCGTTCGGTTGCGTTGAGCCGTCCTGATATTGTGAAACTGCTTGTCTTGAAACGCCTATATAATCAGCTACCGCTTTTATTGTAGTGTTTTTGCGTTCAATAAGTTTTCTTAAAGTAACAGGAAAATGCTTGTTGTAGTTGTCAATAGAATTTACTTTCTTCATATAAAATCGCTCCTTATGTTATAAAAACTTGCGATTGAAAAACTTTGTCATTTTCTCTTGCTTGTTTTGTTTTCTTTCGCTATAATAAGTATAGCAAGAAAAGTTAACTTTGTCAAGCGAAAACGAAAAAATAAAATAAGGAGTTGATATTTTGAGTAATAATTTGAAATCAGTTGAAGAAATTGCAAGAGAGGAACGCCTTGCTTATTTCAGAGAATGGAGAGCAAACAACAAGGACAAAGTAAAAAAGCATAATGCGACATATTGGCAAAAAAGGGCTGAACGCATTATAGCTGAAAGAGAGGCAAACAAAGATGAATAACACGCCTCAATTTATGACTATCAGAGAAGTAGCAAAAACAAATATCTTATCTGAACACGCATTAAGACTAATGCAGAAACAGGGCAAAATTCCACATATTATGTGTGGTAAAAAATGCCTGATAAACTATCCTCTTTTACTTGAACAGCTCACAGAGGAAAGCAAAAAGGCGGTGATAGATATTGACGGACAATGAAAAACTTGATTTTTGTTTGCAGAATGTATCATCTGACGAAATCACAAAACTATTGAATGACGGATTTTCTATCGATGATATTTGCGAGGCTGTCAAGAATGTATCGCAAAGGACGGTTGAAAGCTTTAATTTCTTTACTATCTCAAATTTGACCGATGAAGAAAAGATACCGCCTGAATTTATCGTTGAAAGCCTTGTACCTGTGGGGCTAACATTTATCAGCGGTGCTCCGAAGCTCCGAAAGTCTTTTTTAGCCTTGCAGTTAGCCTCTGCCGTTGCGACAGGCACAGACTTTTTAACATTCAAAACAAAGCAATGCACAGTTTGTTATTTTGACCTTGAGGGCTCAAAAAGTCGTATTTCAAGCCGTTCAGACAAAATGGGTATTGTAATGCCTGATAACCTTTTAATATCGAATACGCTTGAAAATGGTATTGCTGACGGACTTATAGAACAGCTGTCTGCATTGATTGACAACAGGCAAGATATACGCCTTATTATCCTTGATACATACAGCAGAGCAAGAGGCACATTCAAAACATACGGAGCAAACGCCTATGACAGCGATGTGCAACTTTTATCACCTTTACAGAGGTTTGCAATCAATAAGAAAATAGCCGTTTTGTGCGTACATCACGACAAAAAGGGAGCGGGATTTTGTAATGATACCTTTGAACGCTTATCAGGTACAATGGGTATTTCAGGCTCTTGCGATAGTGTGTTAAATCTTATCGGTGACGGAAAGCGTTTTGACGGTAGAGCTACACTTGAATATTGTCCGAGAGATGTAAAAGGCGGTGAATTAAAGCTCTGTTTTGATGATAGCTCTTGCAGGTGGAAAATATCGGAGTTTACAGAGGAAAACAATCCTTTTGTGCTATGGGTAAAAGACAATATCCCTGACAAAAGCAAAAGCATTTTTATTCCTTATGCAGAGGCATATTCAGGAGCTTATCACAAGTATTCCGAAAAGCCTCACGAGGCAATTTTGAAAGCCGTTGCAGAAAACAAACAACTCTTATTTTCTGAATATGATGTTGCTATTCAAACAGGTGTAAAAAGCAATGACAAAAGAGGTATAAGGATATTCAGAGTATAAAAAGGCTGTGTCCGTCTGTCCCTTATGGGCTATCTAATATAAAAATAGGGACTAAAAGACGAATTATTCTTCCGCTATTGTCCCCTGTGGGACGGACGACACCGCTATATCAAAGGAGTGATTTTATTTTATGGAAAATTCAGCGGTTTACATTGAAAAGGTATTAAAACACTATTACAAGAAACTTGCTAAATTAAAAAAGGAACTCAAAGAAACCGAAGATATAATCACGGTTTTTGAGGAATTGAAAAGAGGTGAAAACAAATGACAGATTATAACGCAATGCTTATCGACCTTTTGAATGATAAAATCAGACAATGGGAGCGGAAATGTGATGAGCAACGAAAAAAAATCAATCGGTTAAAAAAACAGCTCCGAGAGATTAAGAAAAACGAAAGCGAGGGCGAATGAATGACCGAAATTGAAAAAATAGAAAAACGCAGGGCGTATCAAAGAGAGTATTATAAAAATTATCGCAAAGGCAAAAAAGCCCTTGAATATGCGTGCAATGTTGAACAGGCAAAAAAGGACAGGGAAAACAGGCGAAAGCTTTTACAAAAAATTGCTTGTTGTTTGCTTGTTGCTGTCTGTTTGATGTGCTTTTCAGCTTGCGACAATGAGCCGAAAATACTATATCAGAGTGAAAGTGTTGAGGTTGTCCGAGAGGGCAATATAACGCTTGTTTCTGACCTTGTAGCAGATAAGGAATACTCTTTCCGCTCCGTCCGTGTAAAGCGTTCTGAAAGCGTTTCCGAGCCTTATACAACGGTTGACACCGATACAATAAAAATCGAGATTATTCCGTCAGGCTTGCGAGTATATGACAAGACGGCAAACAAGATTTTTACATATCAGCGAAAAAGTTTACACAATAAGGGGTGATTGAATGGAATTGAAACCAAAAGACGAACACATCTTGACCGCTCTGTTATCCTGTGGGAGCATAGCAGAGGCAGAGAAAATTTCAGGCGTTAGCCGTACCACAATTTACAACAGGCTTGCAGATGAAACATTCAAGGCAGAATATGACCGCAGGCGTTCGCTTGTATTGAATGAGGCTTGCAATTCATTACAAGCAACATTGACAAAGGCGGTTGACACAATCAGGGGCATTATGGAAGATACAGACACCGCTCCACAGGTGCGATTAAATGCCTCTGCTCTGATATTGCAAAATTGCCTGAAATACACCGAACAGGCAGACATAATTTCAAGAATTGAAGAACTTGAAAAAAGTATGAATAATTAAATTATAAGGAGATTTTGAACTATGGCACAGTATAGAAATGTAACGGAGTTTTTAACCAAAATCAGAGAAACATACAACAAAGCAAGAGAAGAATATACCCTCTTGAATGATAGACTTGATAAGATTGAGGCGTTGAGAAAGCGTGATATTGCACGAGGTTGGTCTAATTCTAAATATGAGCGAGAGGACACCGAAACATATCAGAAAAACAAAGCAGAAATCAAAAAGCAACTTTCTGAACTTATCAATAATACTAATGCTGAATACGAAAGAATAAAGTCTGAATGTGAGGCGGTTTTTGGTGAGTATGACCGAGCAACAGGAAAGAAAGTTGACCTTGCAACAGTTGAACTGTTAAAGAGCGGTATTTTGCGACCTGATGAAATCAAAGCACTTATTAACGATTTTGACGGCAATTCCGCTATGCTCCGTATTATCGGAGATTATGCCTATAAAAGAGGCAAGGAAGAAAAGGACAAAGAGTTATTTGCTATCGGTACGCAATTCAAAGATTATCGCATACCATACAACGAACATCTTGACACGCTTATTATGTGGAGTCAAAAGGCTATGCGTGATGACAGAGGACTTTCTGACGGTATAGCAAGAGTATATGATGAACAGGCAGACAGGATTTTTGCCGAAGCAGAAAACATCTATATCACGGTGGGCGAAAATGAATAAAACTGTTATAAATAGGTTGAATGAGATTGAAAAGCGGATAGCCCTTGAGGATATAATCGAAAAGAAAACGCAGGAATTTTGGGACTTTGTCAATTATGCATTGAATAATCCTGCACCAAACAGAAATATACACGATTTTGAAAGCGAGGACTAAATGGCAAAGGATATTTTGAAACGCCTTGAAATGTTGGAAAATGACGAGATAATCGAAATTGAAGATATTTCAATGTATGAAAGAGAAATTTTCGGAGATGACGAGGGGGCAGACGATGAGGGGCATAATCGAAAGATTGAGAAAGCTTGAACAGATAGCACCTGATAAGCTTGTTATCCTTGCAGACTTTGACGGAGTGGAAAAGCAATGCACCGTTGACGAGCTTGAAGCAAGCCCAAATGCAAGCTTTATCCGTGTAATAAGTGGGAACAGGCTTGACGATGTGCAAAGGATATTGAACAGAATTGAGAGGATAGCTTATGAACAAGCCAATAATTAAAAGACTTACAGAGCTTGAAAAAGAGTTTTTCCGTGATGTGTGGGCTGATATTACATACAATGACGGAAGAAAAGAGCGGTTAAAGATTATTGATGTTTTGAACTTTTACACCAACGGCAAAACACCGCCAAAGATAACCGATGTATCATTTATCGGTGATGTATCACGGCAGGGCATTTTGCCTGACCTTGTAAAATACTTTATTGAAACAAGTCAATAAGCAACAAAAAAGCGGTTGAGGATTTTACACCTTAACCGCTGATTTTTTATGTTTTTTGACCGTTCGGACATCAAACGGACATCGAAAAAGGCTTGCAACAAGGCAAAAACCCTGTAAACAAGCCATTTTTTCGATAAAATAATTATCTCTTTGATAATTTTCTGCTTCCCGAAAAGCCTGATTTTACGGGGTTTTCTCTATTTTTTGTTACTTGTGCGTTATTTGCGTAAGACTACTGAATACTACATATTGCTTTTTATGTATGGCTATTTGTTGCAAATAGCTTCAACATAAGACATTAATATATCGGTATAAAAAGAATAGTATGATAAGTTCACATCTTTGTATTGAGATAGAAATTCTGCTGCCGATAATCCTGTTATTGCTATTTGAGCATTTGTCAAATTATTAAAACTACGAACACTTTTCTCGGAAGTATGAGAAATTCTATTTCTTATCGTTTTCATATGCTGTAATTCAATCGGATTACTATTTAAAAGATTAAACGGACCTGAATTTTCAAAAAACATATTAGATAATGTGTTTATATCTCCTATATTAGTCCAATCAGGATACTGTTTTGTTCCTTTAAGTAAATTATAAGCATGTTCTTCATCCGTTGGTGTTGCGTACCTAACATAGTTATTTCCTTGCATATCTTGGCTATCACATAAATACAATTTGAATGCATTTTCAATGAAATTTTCCCATGCCAGATATATTCGCATAAAACAATGCTCAATTACATAGTAATAAATCTTATCACTAAATACTGTACTTTCTATTTTGGCTTGATTTTGATACAAAAAATTAGAATCTGCTAACACATCGTTAGTATCATCATATGTTTGTTTGAATTCGTTATATATATCTGTAATAGATTTCATAATAAAAGCCCACCTTATTCAGAAAGAGCTTTACCTATCTCTTTGATAATATATTTAGTTCTTGTTTTTCTTGATTCTGTGTCAGAAGTTGCTCTTGATATTGAGGTTACAAATTCCATCTGTTCTTTTGACAAACTATCAAACTCTGAGTTGATGGTTTCTTCAATTCTATCAAAACAGATTTTTAATTTTGATATTATTTTATCTGTTATATCACTTATATGAGCCATATTATCTATGTTTGAAATATCATATTTTATATTATACAAAGCCAAAAACATAGAATAGAACAGAGCAGGTTTTCTAAACTTGGATTTTTTCAAGCTGTCACCAAAAATCTTAGTTACTAATGTTACAACCTCATCGAATCTTTCTTCTAATTCTTCTCTATTTTCAAAATTATCATCAAAGTTTTTATAATAACTTTTTACTGCTTTTCTATTTTGAATTCCGTCCATAAATGCAATAAACAAGTCGGCAGTAAGTTCAACTTCATTCATTCTCATAGTTTGGTATTCTGTGAAAACTTTATTGTCTATCCAAAATTTATTGTATTTATAACTTACCCCATACACAAGTTGCTTAAAATATCCGTAAAACTCAGCATTAATCAATTCTTGTTTATTAAGTGGTGTTGTGTAAGTGTTCAAACGAGCAAAAATATCCATGATGTCGCTATCCTCAACACCAATTAATGTGTCAACAGAAAATTTATATGTTAATATTATGCTCTGTGCCTCTTCATCCAATTGTGAGAAAAACTTTTCCCCATGTTCTTTGTTGTGAACTCTTTTAACTTTAAAGCCATCGTTGATAAAGTCCATTATTGTTCTCAATCTCTGCTGTCCATCAACAACCTCTCTAATAGTAGTACGATTTTTAATATCCGTTATTTGACGAATAAATATTTTGGGCAATGGCTTATCTCTTAAAATACTATCTATCAAAAAAGATTTAGCAACATCTTTCCATACAGAGCGTCTTTGGAATTTTGGAGATAACACCAACTGTTTTCTTTCGTACCATTCTAAAAAATCATTAACTGAATAAGTAGTAGAATCAAAGCCTTTCATTTTTATCACCTTTCGCATTCTTTCACCTCCTATAAAGCTACAACTATTTTATGTAAAAATAAATTTTATTATTTATAGCTTTATAGAACTGTGAATTTATAATTTGTTATTTATACATTGTTAATACCGTCTAAGCAAACCAAACATTATTATCGCATATTATATCCTCGTTCAAAATCATCAAGAAATTCCTCAGGAACAGTGTCCCTTACAGCTTCGTATGATTCAGGATAAATATGGTATGTATATTCTCGTCCGGTTGGATCTATTAAATTTGTGAAAGCATGATTTCTGACCAAATTATCAACATAATCAGAAACACTCAACCTATCGTCATTTGATTGGTTAAATGCAAAGTTCAATGCTTCAGGAATATATCTGCCAACATTGTGTAGTTGAAGTTTCCCCTGTGGAGCTCTTGCACCACTTCGCTGATTTTCGTGTGTAAAAATATCAATAGGTCTAGATTCTTTCGTTAAAAATCCCAATGTTTCAAAATATTCTGATTCGCTTTCAAATTCTAAACCAATACTATTGTCTTTTCTCCAAATTAAATTTACCATTATTTCATTTCTCCTTTACTATGCAGCATAATGTACATTGATAGCATTTACAACGGAGCAAAAATCCATATCTGCTATTTCCAACACATCATCATTGTCGAATCCCACATTCAATACAAATAAGAAATTTGAAAATTCATATATCTTTTCAACGGCTGCATCTGTTAAATTTTCTTGTATTCTATCAGCTTTTGATAGCAATAGTAAGTGCTGATACTGCTCATCAATTTCCTGTGTTCTGCCGTTAGGATGAGCATAATTTAAGTGTTGTGTAGGTGTAAGTGCAATAATGTTTTCTAAATAATAGCAGATTTCAGGATAGATGGCTTCGGGGAATATATGGTGCATATGTATAGCTTTATCATGCATGTGAGTTTCTTCAAGATGTTCCGTTTGTCCATTTCTGTTCTGCTCATTAAATATTTTAAGAAATCTTTTAGCCTTCGCAGATTGATAATGATAATATGCAACATTTACTTCTACCGGATGGTTTTCAGCATATTCTTTTCTTGTAACCCCTTTAGGCTTGTCTGCATATACATCTCTAAAGTTATTGCGATTATACATCAGCATATCATAGGTAATAATCTGTTCTGACAATCTGCCTTTTTCTGTACCGCAGGAATTATTAAAGTATGCTAACGGATTTAGAACCTTTATAAAGATACGATTGCACTCAACGGCACCGTTAATTTTGGTATGTTGAATAGTAAAGGTTGAAAATGTTTCTTTTGCTTCTTTGTAAGTGTCTTTGGTTTGATTTTTGAAGAAAGCATCAAATGCAGAATAAATTCCACTGTCTTTCAGAACTTTTTCGATATAAGTTTTTAAGAAAAATAACGCATTTCGCTCACGCAAAGCAATATACTCTAAAACATCCATATTATTTACTTGGTAATAGTTCCTATTGCCTTGTTTTGTCTTTTTCAGAACTTGGGCATAAGCAAGCATTTCCATAGGCTGCTGAAAGAATTTGTCATATTCATTTTTAGCTGCATCACTTTCCACGCCCGGCTTTTTGAAAATAGCTTCAACATTTTCAACAGTATATTTATAATGCCAAATCTCAAGCGTTGTAAATATGCCGTCTTCGTCTTCAAGCGCATAGTTATAAATACAATCGGCAACAACCGTAACAACATCTGCGGCACATTTTTGGTCAATCCATCTTCCGTTTCCTGTTTTTCTTATATCATAGTCATATTGATTACAAAAATCTATAATTGATTGTTGTGTTAACAT